CAACAGCAGACGATTATGCACCACCAAGAAGCCCAGCAGTATCACGCATTGGCGAACAAGGCTACCGGCGCAATGGCTGGAAAACTGCGTGACGTTGCTAACGCTCACGAGAATGCCGCTATGGCACACAACAACCTGCGAGCAGTCGCCCACGATACCCAAGTGCTAGAAAACCGACGGGGCGACGACGACGTAAATGGCATTATTTCCGCACACGCCACAGGTCAGCGTTTGAGCGAGGCGCAAGACAGGGTTGATGCTGCTGAAAAGGCAGTTGAGAACGCCAAAAATGCCGCTGGCGTTGGCAACCACGCTGAGGGCATCTAACTCTGTAGTGAAAAGAGTGGACACGGCGTAATTACAGCCGTAGTATTTGCCGGTGGCTTACGTTTCCATCGCACTCAAAGAACACCACTACCTTCGGGCTGAGGAAGCCGTAAGCAAGATGCCCATTTACAAGGGCAGTTATCGTGGCGAGCAGGCCAACTACATTGGCGTTCTTGGTGAAATCGTGTTCATGGAGTATTTAGACGAACAGGGTGTCGCCTACACAGACGATTTCACTACGACGCACGACATCACAATCGTCGGGTCGGGTCGTTTGGACATCAAGACCAAAGACCGCACGGTGATACCTAAGTTGTCCTATGACGCTTCCATCCCGATGTATAACCACGAACACCAGAACGTCGCCTACTGGGGCTTTGTGAGCCTCCAGCGCAATCGTGATTACCCTGCTGAACGCTTTGCTAGGGGCTACGGTCACGCCCACCTAATCGGGGTAGCCAATCGTCATATTGTTGAGAACAACGGCAAGATTTGGAAGGCTGGTGAAACCGACACTAGCAACGGCACTAAGTTTTGGACTGACTGCCTCAACCTGCCGATTTTCGTGCTGAAACCCACCGCCGATGCAACTGCGATTTGGAAATCTCGCCAGACTAACTAGCCTGCGCCAGACCACGCTCGGCTAGGGCAACCAACAGGTCACCAACCATTGAGGTTTCTTCCTCGTCGTCGCTCTCTGGTGCGCCGTCAATTGCTCGGTTCACCACCGCCCGTTTTGCGTCAATGAGAGCCGCTATGTCCTCGTCAATGGTGTTCGCCGTGAGCATAAGCCAGCCGGTCACACTGTCCTGTTGTCCGATACGGTGGCAACGGTCGACGGCTTGCTCCATCTCGGCTGGTGTCCAGCCTTGCTCAATGAACAGCACGTCGGATGCGGCGGTCAAAGTCAAGCCAACGCCAGCCGCTTTTATCTGGCAAGAAATCACCTTTTGCTCGTCAGAGTTTTGGAATAGGTCGACATACGCCTGACGCTTCTCAATGGTGATACCGCCCTGAATCTTCACGCCGTTTGAGAACTCGTCTGCGACCATATCCACGACGCTCTTGTGCCAACCGAACACCACGAGTTTCTTATCCTGCGCCAGAAAGTCGTCCATCCACTCTTTCGCCGCTTGCATCTTTGCCTTAGCGGCTAGTTGCTTTAGGGTGGCGATAGAGACTAGGTGTTCTGCCGCCCTAGCCCGTAGCGCACGTTGCCACGCCTCGTTCTGGGCTTCCTCTGTATCAGCACCGCTTTCCAAAGCCAGTTTCATCGCCAGTTCCGATAGGTAGCGAACAATGTCCGCCTCTGCCTTGCGATACTCGGTCATCACCTTCGGGTCGCCCTCGATAATGACGTGCGACCAACGCTTAGGTGGCAACTCGGTCAGCACTTCCGTTTTGCGCCGACGAACGTAGCACGACGAACGTAGTTTGCGATTGAGTAGAGCCAACGACTTCTTGCTCGCTCGCCCGTAGGTGTTTCTAAACTGTGTCGCACCGCCAAACAGTTCGTCAAGGCGATAGATAATCCGCAACTGCGTCATAATTTCTAGCGGTTGATTGACGATAGGTGTTCCCGATAGGCAGACACGAATACCGCCGTCGGCAACACGGTCAGAGAGTTGTATAGAGGCTTTAGAACGGATTGTGCGACCGTTCTTGACGTAGTGGCTTTCGTCTAGAACAATGCCCTGAACGTTGTTGAACTTCTGAACCCAATGGTCTAGAACGTCGTAGTTGATAACGTAAATATCAGCGTCAGGTAGGTTGCCACTCGTTCCTGATAGAACTTTCACCTGAACGCCCGGTATCCACTGTTCCGCCTCACGCTTCCAGTTGAGTTTCAGGCTCGCTGGGCATACGATTACGGCTGGAAACGACTCGGTTGCTTTCAGCAACGCTAGACCCTGACACGATTTTCCTAGCCCCATCTCGTCGCCAATCAGCACACCGCCGTCAATGTGGTTTGTGCGAACCCACTTGCTCTCCTGCCACTCAAACCCCATACGCTTTAGCGCATACGCCACGCCTGCTCGCTGGAATGGGAACAGTTGTAGTCGCTCGGAGCCAAATCCGGGTATGGTGATTTCTGCGTCTTTGGCGGCACTAGCGTCAATGATTTCACGCATAGAGGATGCGTCGTTGAGAAGTTGTCGGGCTTCGGGGGTGATAACTGCGCCGTGATTCTGAACGAACGCCAACACCTCGTCGCTCGCCTCAATAGGAACCAGCCATGCCCTATTAGTGGCGTTCCAAATCGCACCGGGCATTTGACGGACTTCGCTAATTACGTCTTGGTCGTAATTGAACGATAGGGCGAAATGTCCGTTCGTCACACGAATCAGCACACCGTCTTGGACATCCATTTCGGGCAGACCCTTTACGTCTTGCGACATAAACAGGTTGAACTCGTTAGCGATTTTGCGAACCGAACCGATACTCTCTTTGGGCAGTATCCACTCTTTATGCTCGGCGTTCCAACGTCGGCTGGGGATAGTGCGGATAGCGTCCAGCAGTGATGGGTTGTAATCAAACTTCACTACGAGGTGTCCGTGTTCCAATGTCACAGTCCCCATGTAGTCTGGCTGTGACGGTGGCTCGGCTTGCTCTAGAACGGCTTTGGCACGGTCGGTGATTGGAACATCAAACCTTTTCGCCCACGCCTGAACCACGCCATACTTGCTTGGTGATACTTGCCAGCCTCGTAGGTCACGATTCCATATTGCGCTTAGTGCGCTCTTGGGATAGGCAATGTCGCCGTAAGGGATAAAGACCATCACCTTGCCAGCCTTTAGGTCAATGGCTCGTATGTCCTTTGACTTCTTGCCGTCTGGTGGCTCTGGGATTGAATCGTAATCAAGACCGGCGGCTGTGATTTGCCCACGATACTTGTGTAGCATTTCCCACGTTTGACGCTGTAGTGGCTCTGTCCACGCCTCTGGGGGCAGACCAGCCAACTGCTTGCCAAACTTGCTGTCCGTTCCGCTGAACCCTTTTCCGTCGTTCGTGTTAGCCCCGTCGCAGTTTTTTGCGACCGCTAATAACGCTTTTATTAGGGTTTCATCAGGTGTAGACATAAGGCTCTATTATACGGGGAAACTGTAGCCCCGTCAAGTATTACTTGCCCCGATTGTGGTGTTTGTAAAGTGCTTGGTCGGTCGTTCCAGCCCACTGAGCAATCTTGCGCCACGTCACGCCGTTTTCACGCAGACGGGTGACGGTCTGACGACGTTCCAGCCCTAACTCAATGACCTTCTTTTCGTGGTCACGCATCTGCTTGCAGATGTCCTTGATGTGCTGAAGCAACCCTGCGACTTCTGCGCTCTCGGCAGCGTCCATTGGCTCTAGGTCGGGCAACGGGTTGATTGGGTCTAGTGGCATTTGGAAAATCCTTTCGTAGATAGTGTAGTGCCGTTAGTTGAGGTGGTGTTAGTTCTTTGGCTGGCTTGACGGATGGCGCAACTTAGCGGCTGCGATTTCACTAGGGTCAGCGTGGTTTCCAAATTCGTAGTCAAGGCTTACAACTACGTTTTCGTCGTCATTTCCGTTGATAGAACTTTTGTCCATAGAGGGTAGTTTATCAACAGGGGATAGTGAAATACAGATACTTCGGCCTTTCACACAGGTTGTGCATAACACTGTGGATAATTATTCTACCTCAACTATTGTCATTTCCAGTCCATCTCTGCCGAACACGGGGGCAAGGAAGGTCAATTTCACTACAACCTTTGCGTTGTCGTCAATCAGAACGCCTGCATCAACCAGCCCGTCAATAGCCGCTTTGGCTTGGGGGAAACACGCACCTACGTCTTGGCGATACTTTGCCGAAAGAACGTAGGGCTGGATGGTGATTTCCACCTGTTCCATGTGTGGCATCATTGCCTCTTGCGCCAACTCGCAGAACGCTGAACGCCACTCTTTTGTAATCTTGGCTCGCACCATGTGGTGAACCGAACGCTCTTTGTTGAGCGTGAAGTCGGGGCGCACGTCGTAAGTGAGGGTGTATGAGTTAGCCATAGGGTCGCTCACAGTATTACCCACCAGTTTGGATTTCACCTACAAACTCGTGCGAATAACCGAAACGTCGGCTGTGGCTCCAGTGGTCAATGTCGTTTTGGCGCAACTGGTCGTTGCTAAGACGGGCTTTCTTGTTGCTACTCGTTGCTCGCCACAGTGGTGAAAACTCTCGGTATTCGCCTAGACGTGCGTGTGCGGTGCGACCAAAGAAACGATAGCCAGCGTTGGTGTAATACTTTGCGCCCCAGTCGCTTAGTCGTGTGCCAAGACCAAGACCCTGAAAGTCTGGTTTCACCACAATGCGAGATTCACGGTAGGCGTTTTGGATTGTTCCTGATGGGAAGTAGAGGATTGCGCTGAAACCGGCTGGCTGTCCATTGACGATTGCGACGAAACAGGTGGCAGAGGTATTAAGACCTGAAGTGAGGTAGTGGTGTTCCATGAAATACGGCCACATGGTGTGTTTGACTTGATAAATGTCTGCCACCAGCGGTTCTCTATGAAGGCACTCCTTTGGCTGTAGGCAATACATTCCAGCGTCGGTGTCAATAATCCAGTCAGGCTCTAGCCACTCAATAATGTCTCGGTGGCACGAAGCAAGAACGAGGTTTTTCACCTCTTTCTGCTCAACGTATTTGCGCAGTGTTCGTGACGTTGCCTTTGCTACGGTGCGGTCAACGACAGAGGTGAACTCGTCAATGACGGCGTTGTCGCCTACCTGCCGTGCGAGGTCTGCCCTAAACTTTTCACCATTGGAAAGAACGTGATACGGCTTTGTCCACGTCGGCACAGAGGATAAACCTACGGCGTAAAACGCTTCCATAGCCCATTGGTAATCGGGAAAATGACCGGCAATCGAAACGTCCTTGCCCCATTCCGGCTCGTAGATTTCACCAAACTCTTTGAGAAGAACACTCTTGCCCGTGCCTGAACCGCCGACAATAAGACCAACGCCGAACTCGGCTGGTAGTGGTGGCATTACCCACGGGTAGAACTTCGCCTCTTGGGGCTGATAATCAAACTGGGCGATAGCGTCAATAGTCACTGCGTCAAGTTGCAGTGCTGAAACCAACGGCGTTGCGGAACGTTGTAGTGGCAACCACTCGTCGGTTGTCTGCAACTCAAATGTCTGTTGATTGGTCATTGGCTAAGGCTAACAAACCTTACTACAGTAGTCAAGCGTTTATAGTGAAATCACTTTGACGGGCGGACGTGCGTTCGTGGAGTGTGCGATGGTTGCGCCGACTGCCCACTCAACACGATGCTGTGGTGATATGTCTTTGACTTTTTCCAATGCGTAAAGTGCTGCAAGTGCGCCTTGTGCGCCTGCGCCGGTTGCGCCATAGTTCTCTCGTGATTTCACTACGCCGAAGTCCGAGCCAATTTCGTAGATGCCCGTGTGGTCGGCAACAAGAACACCCCAACCGTCGTTCGGGAACCCAACGTCGTTTGCTTTGGAAACGAGAAAGTCACGGATTTTGTATGGGTTGCTGATGTTGTTACTGCGCAGTAAGTCCATCATCCGAAACGAGCCAGACACGCCAATGAGGCTGTCTTGTGTTTTCCAAACCTTTGGCTCTGCTGAAATGATTACCGTGTCGTCGTCAAACGCACCGCTGTCGCCAGCCATCCATACCTGTTTGCGGTCTTTCCAAGCGGCAATAGTTGTCATACCGCAAGGCTACTAGCGGATTTCACTAACCGAGAGTTGAGGGATTTTGCCCCGACTTGACTATCGGAACTCTGCGCCCGTGTCGGCACCCGTGGCAGCACCTAGTCGTTCGGCAACCAGACTGGCACCTTCTGCGTGCATGGTGTTGTCACGAGCAATGGGGCCAGAGATTTCGTTCGCCTGCTTTGTAGCAATCCAGTTGTGGACTTCAGCAGCGTGGTCGTGGGCTGCGATTGCCGCCTTCAGAACGCCACGCTTTTCGGGGTTAGTCTCTTTGTCAAGAGCATTTTTCAGCACTTGGCTAGCAATGCCGTGCTCAAAGGCTGCCGCTCGGTGGGCATTAGCGATTTGTGCGTGAGTGGACAAGCCGTGCTGGAAAAGGTCACGAGCACGTCGGGCAGCCTCACGAGCCGAGTAGCCAGCGCCTTCTTCTCGTAAACGGTCAAAGTCCTTGTTGAAGGGGTTTGAGGCGTACTGATTTCCGTGAAAGGGGTGTCCTGTGACATCGCCCTTTGCGACGGGGTAGTTGGATACTGATTTCAGTAGTGCGTCAGTAGAGAATGGGTTGGTCATGATTGTTTTCCTTTAGTCAACCAAAGGTGAGGTGCCGCCTGCGGCTTTGTTGCTTGCGACTGCTGCACTGAGGGTCAGGCTACGAGCAACCAACTTGGTGAGTTCGTCAGGCCCATCTTGAGTGCTCACCTTGTCTGCCATCTTTTGATACAAGTCGGCTGCCTTGTCGTGTGCATCGGCGGCATCTTGGTTGAGTTGTGCCGAGTGATGAGAACTTGCGTATGACACCGACGGGCGATGAGAAACTGAGGGGTCGCGGTGTCTATTCCACACATTTATACCAGCAATCTTGTGTCCAGCGGCAATTTCACGGTGCGCTTGCGCCATCTTGGTGTAATACGCCTTTTCGTTGTCCTTGATGTGTCCGAGCGTTGGCTGTTCGGCGGTAGTCCCAAGATTGGGAAGGCTCTTGTTAGCCAACCCCATAGCATCGTATGCAAGGTGCTCTTCGGTTGTGTACTGATTGCCATGAAACTCGTGTCCCGGCACGTCACCCTTTGTTACGGGGTAGCGAGACAACTTGGGGTTTAGTTCATCGGGGTGAAAACCGGACATAGTGATGTAATCCTTTCGGGTCTGCGTAAATGCTATACCTAGATTTCTAAATGTTTATTCACCACGCACCGGGGTCTGCGACGTGCGCCTTTGCGACCTTTTCCGCTTGACTTTCCGTGAAACAACGGGGTGATGACCAACCGCACGGGCAAAACGGCTCGTACAAAGTGGTGTTCAGCATTGCCGATTTGTAAGCCTCGACTTTTGCCTCGTGTTCTGACGGGGCTTTTTCAGCAACCGCTTTCTTGGGTCGTGCCACTAGAACGAACGCTTGAACAAGACCCAAGTGACAACATTATTCACCACTTCGGTAATCCACTGGTCGTAGCAGACCTGTTGGTTTCCGTCTGGCGATTTCTTGGTGTAGTCACGGCACTCCCAGATAGTTCCGAGTGGCACTTCGTTGGCTACGGGTCGTTCGCAGTTGTGAGGCGTGTAGAGGATTACACCAGAAGGGCGTTCGTATTCACGCCAGTTCGGCTCAACGGGCTTGCCGTGTGTAATCATTTCTTTTGACCACTTCAGTAGCCACTGGCGTTTCTCATCGTCGCTGTAGAACGGTTGCTTGCTATCGGGCATTGGTTCCCTCTCCTTGTTGTGGTGAGGATAATGTTAGACCGTTTTCGGTGCTGATGCAACCAATCGCTTTTTTAGTTGCGTAGGCGTGACTGTGTAAATGTCGCCCCAGTTTTCTAGCATTCCACCATAACGAAGTGCCTCTGCGGCGAGTGCCGAGCAAATCCACGTTCCGTTGCGACGCACCGACCAAAACCACTCTGGTGAAAGAATGTCAACGGCGATGCAAATGTCGCTCATAAGACCGTAGGGGTCGCCTACCTGTGCGTTGGCAAACTCAACCACACTGTCGAGGGAAACGGTGGCCGACGGAGGGCAAATAAGGATTTCACTAGTTGTCGGATACAGGTCGCTCATGTGCGACAAGACGACACCCTTCAGCGTTGCCTGAACAATCCATACGTCATCGGGGCTGGTTCCGACGGCGACGACGACAAATGCGTGGTTGTATTCGCCGTCCTTGAACTTTAGTTTTTCACCAGTTTGGATTAGGCGACCGAGAACGCCTGTGGTGCGAGTAAATCCAATGTATCCGGGCTTGATTTCACTATTCAGGACTGTGATTTTGGGGGTCTGGCTCATACCCCAGACGCTACTACTCCCAAGCGTGTTTGGCTAAGCCTAAAGCGTGTGCCTCACGGGGGTAATCCTCAATCCAGCCGTTCAGCCAGTCGCAAATGGTGATAATGCCGGTCATGTCCAGCAAGTTTTCGTCGGTTCGCCCAGCACGAGAGCGTGACTTGATTTCGTGTCCGTTTATTCCACCAAAGCACTTGTGTGGCATCTTGTTCTGCCCCATACACGTCCACTTTTCCCGTGGGCCGAACGCCTCCAGCATTGCCTCACGGCGTTGCTGATTGACCAACTTGCGCTTGTCACTCATTGGTTTGAGTGTGGTGCGCTTCATCTCGGTGCGTGGTTTGTTGCGCTGACGCTCACGTTGGCGTTCTTGTGCCTCGTTGCGCTTTTTCACCTGCTTGGCGCGTTCACACTCGTTGCATCGTGGTGCGTACTTGCCAGAACCGTCACGCCTTGCGGTGAACTCTGATACAGACTTGATTTCCCGACAAGTCGGGCATTTCTTTACGTCGGTCACGGTTTTTTAGAGGTGGAAACTGTGAGCAGTAACACTACAAGGGCTATTACTGCCCACAGTTCACACCAAACCATTAGTAAATGTTGTTGTCTGCGCCAATGGAATTGGCGAGGGTGGTGGAATCTGTGCCGAACTGAGTGCAAGCGTCGTTGAACGCCGTCGTGTCCTGTCCAGCGGCAATTGCCTGAATACCCGTGCTTGAAACGCTTTGCAGGTCTTGGGCGACGGTACGGATTTCAGCATTGACCGTTGGGTCTGGGCTGGTGGCGTTTGCCGTGAGGGCAACTGCGTCCTGCGCCAACTTAGCGAAGTCTGCGTTCGTAGAAGCGGTGTTTCCGTTGCTGAGGTCTGAGGTCGTCATTGTGTAGTCCGCCTCAGTCTGACTAAGCGTGTTGTCGAAGGTGATTTTCCAGTTCTGCCAAAGGGCTGACTGGCTAACCGTCGTCTGCGTCGTCTGCGTCGTCGTTGAGTTGTTGTGGCTGTTCCCGATTGCGAGAGCAACGATAATCACCACAATGCCTACAACGCCGCCAATTTTTTGATTCTTTGTGAGTTTATTCACGGGGTTCCTTCCCTGTTTGAGCCTATGGTCAGGCTGATAGCGACTTTACCACAGTAGAGTTAGGTAATGCGACCCTTCCGCCACCAAGAGCGAAAGAATTTGCGATAACGATTTCACCATTGGCTTTGGCGGACAACTCGCCATACATTTTTACGAACTGCGCTCGCACGGTGGCGATGTTATCCGTCTGGCAGATGTGTTGGTAGCCCATAGTTTTCACCACGTCTGCGATAGTCGGGTGCGACCAGTCTGGTCGGCGTTGGTAGATGCCATAACTTTCACATACCGCCATTACCTCACCCCACGCCTCTGTCGCTGACGGGGCGAGAACACCAGCGACCTCTGCGCACTTGTTCCGAATACCGGCGATGGTAGGAAACTTCTCGCTCGTCAAAATCCAATCTTGCGTGGCTCGCATAACGATTTCACTATCAAGGTCTTGGAGCATGGCGTGATACATCTCAATGGTTGCGTCGCTGGCTTTCCACGCCGGAAATGCCGCCGAGAGCATAAAACACATTTTTGCTGTTTCGTGTGGTTGCATCACTCACTTCGCCGT